AGTGGATCACCATTGCCGCTCATGGTCAGTAATAATCCTTCCGGCTCGTCAAAGTCATTGACCAAGTTCACCAGATGATTAACAGCGGCCAATCTGCGTTCATACAAGTCGCCCTTCTGATGCATAATGGGACCACGACGACATGTGGGGCAGGCCAGATTACAGCTTTCGTCAATGTTGACACTGATCTCATATCGCTGTAGATTGACATCATGTTGTAGAATACCGCAATGCTCTACAGCACAGTAGGTGAACTTTTGGTCAGCAATGTTCTGCTGTAGGTATCCACTGGCAGGTAGATGCCAGACATCACGCAGACGTTTTAAGTCCTGGATATTAGCAACAGCCACTGGTAAATATGCATCACAGTGACATAGAAAGCAATCGCCTTCCATGTCTATACTCAGGCCACGAGTGGCCATGTTACAGGTATTGGTTATCGGCTCAGACCTAGCAATGCCGCGAGGTCTGGCTTCAAACACATAGGGATGAATCTTTATCAGCGGCGATGGCATTACTTGGTTTGTGCTGGGATGATGTAGCTGTACTCAGCGATGCCCGAGTCCACAGTGATCATTGCGGCACCTTGATCTGAAATCTTAAAGGTTTTATCGCCACTCAGTCCCAGAATACTGATTACACTCTTGACTGGCCATGCCCAGGAGTGGCTTAGTGAGCCGCTGACATTGCTTTCAAATACAAAGTCGCCTGCATGGCTGGCAGCGTCACCAAAGAAGAACTTCAGGTTACCGTTCTCGGTCTTGGCTGTGAATGTGGTCTGGTCACTATTGGCACTGGCCTGAAACTGCAGACGTTGAATACCAGCAACTGATGGCACAATGTCCACGCCCCAGGTCACACCCTTGAACTTCACAGCTTTGAGTTTGTCATTGACAATCTCTGCTGCCATGAATCGATAGTCGTTCTTGAAGTCAGCTGCTTTGTTTTCAAACCTGATGCCCACTGGCACTGACTCACCATTACGATCCTGGCGTGTGACTGTGATTTGTGCTTCATCCTTGTACTCAGGGATATTTAAGATAGAGCTGAGTTTGGCCAAATTGGGCATACCAAATGTGCCAACGAATTCAGCAATGGGTGCCTTGAATCGGGCTTCCAGGATAACAGAGCGATCTTCAGCAATGGCGTTGACCAGTGTTTCTTCTGCGGTGCCGGTTATCTTGAGCAAGTCGATGTTGCCTAGACCGTATGTGTGTTGTACAACATCTCGTAAAGTAGATTTCATAGATAGTTCCTTTGATAAAGTATTATAATAGAATTATTTAGACAAGTCAACGACAATGAATTAATTATCACGCCGTTTAATTTCACCCAGGACCTGGTGAGCCTTGATGGTTTCCAAATTGCCCGGACGACGAATTTCCAACCAACTGATAGCTGGCCCATGTTCAGCTTCAGCCTGTATTTCAAACCCCAGACTCTGGCACAATGTCACCAGGAAACTTCTGGGCATGTAGCTGCGTACAAACTTTTCTGCCATGCCAGCGCCACCTGGGGTATCACCATCATTGTAACTGAACATAAACACACCGCCTGGTCGTAACAACGACATGGCTTGTTGCAGGTACTGTTTCATGGTATCCATGCTGACATAATTGAAGTATCCCCAGCTGAATATGAAACCCATTTGGTTTTGTGGTAACATACTCATGTCGTGATTGACCAAATGATATTGGCGCAGGCGCCGCTGGTATTCTTCTGGAAATTTCCTGGATGTGCTATCCAGAAAATCCCTGTGACGATCAATTATATACAAAGGATCAGCAGCCACTAGATGTCGTGTCCAATGGCCGTCCTGGCAACCAATCTCCAGTGTTGGGTATTTCCAGTCAGTGTGTAATGCTATGCGCTGTGCAATTATATTCTCGACATCTGAATTTACATTAATCATCCAGTGGGTCCTGATAAACTCAGCCGAATTGTATTGACGATCCTCCAGGTCATAATTGTTGTAAAACAAATTATGAGTCAGCTGCTGTATTTCATCATTGATTGATTGCAGTTCAGCGTCCAGGCCATTATCGGCACTATTGATAAATTCAATAGCCTGATCATAATAGTCTACCAGACGATCGATATACGCACTACGTTCAGCTGACAATGTTACAGCAGTTTTGATAGACAGCACATTATTTCTCAGGTCCAGTAATCGTTCCACCACTGGTCCGGTATCAGATTTAGTCATTAAGTGTTGTCTGAGATCAACCAAGTCATACAGTGCCATGATTAACCCCAGTTGAATAAACTATCAAACGTAGTTTTAATATCAGTGCTGGCAGCAATATCCCACTCCAGTACACCCAATAAGTTTTCTACCTTTTGATTGACAATGGTACTTTCCATTAAGTCGTCATCAAATGGCAAGTCCTTGAACCACTGGGGAATACGACCCTCGTCAATGGGATAACCCACCGACGTAAACCCAATGGGATTATCCTTCAGTTTGCATACAATGGTCTTCATGCCATCTACGATGCTCATGCTGTAGTTGTCACCCATCATACGTTTGAGGTTGTTCCAGTTCATGGCAGCACGAACGTGTCCTGGCATATTGGCTTTACCTTGTGCTGTTTCAGCAGCACTATATTTGGTCAAGTTATTGACACGTTTGGGCGTGCCTTTCTCCCAGGCAGGCCGTTCAGCAAATGCTATCTTGAAGTCGCGAACTTTGTCGATTACAGATTCGCGAGTAGCATCTGTCAGTACATCCAACAGAATCTCACTTAGAAAATCTTGTACGACCTTGGGAGTATCTGAACGCTTGAGATCCAGACCCAGAGCCTTGACCTTGCCAGGTCGACCGTCCACGTCCAGACGTTTGCCCTCCAGATCAAAGACCAGTACCGCATAACGTTTCTTCTTGATGAACAGGCCCTTGCTGGCAACCAATTCACGTCCGCCTTTGATGATGGCACCCATTTCACGTGGGCAATGGAAGGCACGTTCCATGAATCCTGGGAAACTTTCGTTAACTGCGTCACCAATGGCGTCATAGATTTCAACACAAGTGTCTCGATCCCAGGTCATACGGCCAGCCTCTACTTCCGTTTGGAACGCCGGCCACGCCGAGAAGTAGACAGAATCTGTATCGCCGTAGATAATTGCTTCCCCAACATGATCATATTTGCCCGTAATCGATTCGTTGACGAAGGCGTCCATGTGTTTAGCGATGACCCTGCCAGTAAGCGTTGTGCTCTGACCAATACGTTTGTCAAAGAAACGACACCCGGCGTTGAGGATGGCCCCGTAGAGCGAGTTGAGGTTAATTTTTTTAACAAGCTGCCTTTTGTCCCAGAACGCTTTGTCTTCCGGCGTTTCTGCGGCACCTTTTTTGGCTTGGAGTTCTTTTCGTTCTGCATACCATCTCTCTAATAATCCTGGAATAATTCCCTTGGTATTGTAATTAAATATAGTACCATTGGCACTGAGGATCCAGGGCTGGCGACTGTCAAATATAAGATCCCAAACTTGCGCTGCACTATGAGTACTCTCACGACCATCTTCCCAGTCAATGGTGATCTCAGTGCCAGGTTCGGCATTCATCACAGATGTGTATTCCAGACTACCGAACATATCTTCCCAGGCATCTGCAAATTTTCCACCGTTGGTCAGCATTTTTGCAGCAATATAGGGATCAGTCATGGTTGGTCTCAATTGACCGACAATGGTTTCCGGACCCATGTTAAGAGCACGGATCGCCGATGGGTAGAGACTGTTGATGTCAATGGCCCCGATCCAGTGATGGACGCCTTTTTTAGGGTGAGCAACATAGGCACCTGCGGCTTGACTACTGGCTTTATCATCTGATTTCTTCCTATTAGGTACTACCATACCTCGTTGATGTGCTTCATTAATAATTGCTTGGTCTGTGACTGCCACAGCACCCATAGTGGTCTGTATGAGTACAGTATTGTCATGGGCTAGTTCATTAGCCAGATCTAGGAAGCGAAGCTTTTTGTCCAATTTGGACAACAGCATAACGTCCTGTCGGTTGTAATCGATAAACTTTTCAAACTCTCGATTGTACAGTTGGTCCAGTGTGCCTTCATATGCGACCTTGCTACCACAATCTTCGTATTCACCAATGGCGTCCAGACTATAGCTATGTCGCTCTTCGTATGTGTATTTGCGATACAATTGCATATAGTCCACATGAATACGACCCACTAGATCGAACGTCAGGCTTTCTACACCATAGCGTTCAAACATGCGCTTCTTGGGATACTGACCCCACAGGCATAGTCTACGTGTGTCATCCTTACTGAGTATCTTGTTGATACGCATGGTAGTATAAGGAATATCATAGCCCTCGCTGTTCCAACCTGACAACACATCAGCATCGTCAATGATGTCCAGGAAGGTGTGCAGCATGTCTTCTTCACGTTCGAACAGATAACAATTGTCAAATCGTTCGCAAATTTCTCTGGCCGAATCCCAGCTATATGTCTTGGGCGGAACCACCAGTGTGACCATTTTATCACACCAGTCCATGTAGACTGATATACTGGTGATGGGATTGAATGGATCCTCAGGCTTGCTGTATCCACGCACCTGGTCAAAGTCCACCTCAATGTCGAAAAACGCTACATTAAGTTTGGGACTGTCTTTGCCCAGATAGTTTTCTTCTAGACAACGAAAGATGGGATTGAAATCACTTTCCCACAGACGTTTGCCTGAGTTTACTCGTTGCTCTTTATGGAATTCTTTACCATTGTTAGTGCTGAAACGACTAACTGGTGTGCCGTAAATAGTTGTAAATTTACCCCGGGGGTCATCATAGTAGAATACGTAATTGGCTGGAAACTCTTTGTATACTCTCAACCCATCAATACGTTCTACAATATGAATACGATCTTTATCTCTGTCGAACAGAGCATCAACATAACTCAAATTACTTCTCCTCGGCGACTTATGGCCCGCCATGGCCGTGGTACATACTCTTAAGTGAGCGACTCTGTATTATACTGCATCAGGGTAGTAGATGCGATATATTTCTGCAATATTTGACTCAGGATGGACACCTTGTATACCGTGTAACAAATGTTGTATATCTTGGTACCCATCTGAATATATATCCTGACGCAGGTGGTATTCAAAACTTTCCATTCTCTGCCGCATGCCTGGCGAGTGTCGGTATATACGTTCACATGCATCGGGCAACTGTGTTAGAATTTCTTCAATCACTGGCTGGGGCACTTGTCCAATATAGAAATTGTCGAAGGGATCCATTAGCGCAGTGAATCCCATGTGGAAGTTATAAGTGTATCGTTCAGCTAAAAAGCACCATAGGTCCAGTACATGATGTATGTTCAACGCAGATACCACTGTGTTGACTGTGATATTGGGAATTTTGTTTTTTGTTTTCTGATACTCCACCAACCAGGACATCAGATAATCGGTATTCTTCAGAATCTGAGCCCAGTTACTGGGAGTGCGCTGTATATAGGCAATGTCTCCCATGCCATCCAGGCTCATGTTGATGCCAATTTTTTCAAAATGATACAAGACATCTAACAGTCGTTGATTGATGTTGGTCAGATTGGTGCTGAAACGCAATTCGATATGTTGACTATGACCAGTACTGACCAACTGTTCCAGAAATTCGATGTTCTGGATAATCAGGGTGGGCTCTCCGCCAGTCAGGAAGATGTGTCGTATGTCGGCATAGTATTTGGGAAATACGGTACTAAGTGGATTAGTGATGGGCCAATTTTGATCGCCGGCCAGATATATAGCACTATCATCATTATTAGCGTATGCACCACCATTTCTATTAAACTTGATCTGCTGTAGCATTTCAAATCCCTGCCGTCGGAAAAATTTACTCCAGGTATTGCTGTATCTGGGGCCACACATCTTACATGCCAGGTTGCACAGATTGCCACTCATGATCTGAAAATCTTTGGGGTTATCTTCTACATGTCCATGGTGAGTACTGGCATATTCGATTCTGTCCATCACTGTGGCAATGGGTATCTGCCCAAATGCTGCCTGTAAGCGCATACTGGAACCCTGTGTGTGGTCAGGAGTTTCACGCTTCCAACAGCCCTCACATGATTCAGGTTCACGGCCTGCAATCAAATCCTGTCTCAGCTGACGTATGTCTGCACTGTTCCAGGCCTCCAACATGGTGTGTGTTTTGACATTGTATTGGCCACCAGACTCAGCAGTATGAGTGCCGGGCTTGGCGTTGCAACAATATTTTATATCACCATTGGGGTCAATATGCTGATGAGCAAATGGGTACGGGCAGATGGTGGCACTGATCATCAGCTTACAATAATTAATCGAGCCAGTGCAATGAGATCAATTGTCATCAGCAACATGTAGTTAGACAGCATACCAAAACTGCCACGTGTCCAGCTGGCCCAGGTAAAGATTGCACACTGGATGATGAATAGAGGGTATAGAATAAAGAATGGAGGATGTGGCAGAGTAATGCCCATCCAGGCAGCGCAGATAATACTCATTACCCAGGCAGTAATCTCCAGAGTAAATCGGACTGGATGGCTATCAAAGTCAGCCCGCATCCAGTCACGTGTTGACCGTAACCATCCTCCAAATGTTTCTATCACAGAGTACGACCCACAGTTTCCAGAATTGTATTCAATTCTTCGTGATCAGCATTGGTGTCACCCAGTTTGCTCTTTTGTGCAATCTTGATGGCTTTTTTCAGGATAGCTGGTTTAATTTCCATTTCTTCCGCAACAGCCTTGACTGTGTCAGATAACCCAGCATTAAGATCTTCGATCTCTTGTAATACTGCTACACCTTCATTGACGATTTGTACTAATTTGGCTTTCTGTTCAGCCGAATACATTCTTGATGACATATTAAACTCCTATTGATTTTGTATTATACACTACTTAATTTGTTGATGCAAGTATTTTGTAAAATTCTGGAAAAGTGTCTTGATAACTCTCTCCACGTAAATCATCGTACCCCTGTGTTATGACCCAAAAGTCCATCATGGCCTTGGTTGGGTTGTCCATGGGTGACATCAACATGGGTATTAAATTTTGAGCCGGAGTACCAGTGCTGCTCAAACGATCAGCAATCTGCTGCTTGGCAGCATCTGGTATTATACGCATGTTTAAATGATCTGGTCTGTGCAATATATTGAATCCCACATGAATGCCTCGACTGTGAAAGAACTGCCAGATCTCGTCAGTGTAGTAGACGTTTAAAGCACTGACTGTACAACTGACA